TGCTTGTAGCCCTTGCGGAGCGCCGCCCGGAATAGTCCGCGAATCTTGCGAGCTGGCAACAGCTCACCAGTCACCGCATCCACAGTCGATAAGCTGGCCAACATGCTGAAGTCTGCACGCCGTGTCCAGTCGCTATGTTTGACCCGGCGGTACGCGTGCGTGTAGCCCCATGATCGAGATTCCTGGCCTTTTGAGCTGGAGTCTAGATAGCGACCGACTGCGGCCGCAATGCGTCGACTGCCTCGGACTGTGGGACTATCACCAACCGTGAACAACCTCAACGGGAGCCGTCGAGCTGATGATGTTGTTAACTCATCGATCAGCCGTGCTACCGCCCGGGCAATGCGGAGCGGATCCGTTACCGGATTCGCATTCACCCGGCCAGTATTCGAGAGCTGTTGCAGTCCTTCGTTTGCGTAACACTTGATCGCTTGGTCTCGCTGTACCTCACGGTCTGTTACCAGCATGTCGCAGTCTCTACAGCTCGCTTGTGAACATCCCAGTGCATGAGTTTGACGGCGGCCGAGTTTCCTGTTGCCGCTGTATCTCGCAAGGATCGCCGGGACTGGAGCGGCCACAGTCGGAGGACTGCGGTAAAGCTTTATTTTCATGTCTCCTCACTCTCTTAGTTAGGGAAGCTGCAAGTATAACAAACTCGCTCCGCTTCGAGTATTCTGCTATGCTCCTCCCAGCTCCGCCGGGAGCTGTAGAGAGAGAGAAAACAATGCAGAAGTTTGAAACCTTCGCAACGCCTCGATTGACCTTCCAACCCCAGAAGCTGGAACGCCTATTACAGGTAACCCGGCCACACCTCATAGACGATGTAGCTGATGCACTGGAACACTCAACTCGCAAGCGCTGGATCCAAGGTGCTCCGAGACTGCACACCCGCACTACAACCACAGTGCAGTACCCTGGGAGAGATCTGGCGGTGCCTCATGAGTGACCCGGTCGCACGACTTACACTGGAGTCGCACCGACTCCGAATTGAGAAGCTGGAGGAATTCGCCGCGAGCTTGTCCGAGCTGGTGCTGGTGGCGAACTCTCAGATTGAGATGCTTGGTTCAGCGTGTCAGAGAATAGCTGAATCAGCATCCCGGCCAGCTGAACAAACGACCGAACTACGAACCCGCGACACTGGCATATCGCCAACAGAGTAGTCATCCGTTTCACAGCTCCCGGCGGAGTCTCACGACGCAACAGCCTGGACTATTTGTCGCACTCTGTAAGTATCTGCAACGCCTCCAGTTCTACAGGCGAGCTCCTCCCGAGACCTATGATAGGCGCTACCTATGCATGACCTCAGCTGACTTTCCCCGGGATAACCCTGACCAGCTCACCAGCTCACCAGTAAGAGACTATCCCGGCCTTCCGCCTACTTACCCATCGCCCCGGGAACATCACCCGGACACGGCCATGAGAGAGAGAGCTGCGAACCCCGGCCGTAGACTACGGCCAGCTCCGGCCATCGGCCACGGCCACGGCCAGCTCCGTCTCGTGTTCGAGACGAGCGGCCGCGTCCAGCTCCGGGAGCAGGCTGGATGACTGGTGTTGCAGGTTCTGGCAAACTAAAAAGGGATCCGCGCCTCCCCCCGTCTTGGATCCGGATCATATGATCGCATAGAAAATCTGAAAATTTTGGAAATTTTTCTTCTCCCGAAATTCCGATGATTCGTGGAATCCTTAGGGAATATGCGAAACGTCGATGGGGTACCCCATATGAAATTCATGGCTTTATATCTTGATCTATATTTATAGGTATAGGTACTGGTATAGGGAAACTGTGGTAGACTCCGCCTATGACGATACGACCGAAAACAACGCTGCATGAAGTGACGGGTGAAGAAGTGGAATGCTGGGTAGCGGATGGGTTGGAGGATGCGCTCTTGGGCTATGGGGAGCAGGGGATGCATACGGTGGCGGTGTATGATTATGACAAGTGTATCGAGATTTTCATGACGCGGGATGGGTGTACGCAGGAAGAGGCTGTTGATCATATGAGTTATAATGTGACCGGGACCAGTTTTGAATCGAAGACCCCGGTCTTTGTCGAGATGCACTGGGACAATCTGGCCTGCGAGGAAGGGTTACAGCGTGGGGATGCGATGGTGACACCGACGAAGTTTGCGACCCAACAGCACGCAAAACGTCCAGCGGGGTGGGCATGATGCAGAAGGTTGCCCCGGTGCTGGAGAACACCGTCGAGTGGCACCCCACATGGGAGGGTGCGCTGATTACGGTGGCACTCTGGCTGGCCTGTTTTTTTGGACTGGAGTGGCTCCGTGACTAAAGCCGAACGACGGGCAGCAGACGAAGCCAATGAAGCCTATAAAAGCGCCCTGGCGCATCTGCATGGACTGGACCGGTCGATTGGTCAGCTGCAGGATATGCTGGAACAGATGATTGATCTCCGGGAAAACACCATTCGGCAGACGAACCGGGATGTCATGCACCAGTGGCGCTCAGAACGGGGACCCGAAAAGATTACCGGGATAATCCGGACCTCATGGAGTGAACCCGATGACAAAACCCTTCTTGGGCAGATGGTGGACGAATCCTAACGACCTCCGGTATCGCGTGATTGAAATGGGGAGCAAGGCGCTCCCGATTGTGCTGCTCTATGTCGCCACCAGCGGGGTGTCCCAGTGGCACACCAACAGCGTCTTTGACGGCAACGAAATCCAGAATATTCTCCAGGGGATTCCCGTCATTGGCGGGGGGTATGCCCTGATGAAGTGGTGGAAGCTGGTATGATGGACCAGACGTGGATGGGGTGGCTGGCGCTGGCAGATATTCTGGCCCTGATTCTCGTGATGGGGCTGCATGCGTCGATGCGACGGGATGGCACCTACTGGTGGAACCCCCCAACCAAGGACTGGAAAGAGTCGGATGGATGACGCTCGACGGTGTACGGCTAAAAGCAGTCGGTCGAAACAGCGTTGTAAACGGGCTGCCATTATGGGTGGGACGGTTTGTCAGACGCATGGCGGAGGCGCACCCCAGGTCAAACGTAAGGCGAAGGAACGACTGGAAGATTTGATTGATCCGGACCGGGCATTGCGTGAAGCCGCACAGCTGGCCTATTCCAATATTCAGGATCTGCTGGATGATGAGGGGAAGGTTCGTCCCATCAAGGAATGGCCGAGGGAGTTGGCTGCTGCCGTGAGTTCGATTGATATTACCAAGAAAAATCTCACTGCTGGGGATGGCAAGCAGGAGGATGTGGTGCGAATTCGGCTGTGGGATAAACCGGCCAATCTGACGCTCCTGTTCAAGCATCTGAATCTGCTGACTGAACATCTCCATCTCTCGGCCGATAAGGAAATTCTGGACCGGCTCATGTCGGCACGACAACGATTGGAGGAGCAACCCGCGATTGATGTGGAAATTGTTAAGGAGTCGAAGGAGCGTGCCTTGTCCTCCTGAGGGCTATGCCTATCGACGGCTGGCGCACGCGGTACTCTTGTCGGCAATCCGCGATGCTGATCTCTGGAAGATTGATAATCGGGTCGGGGCATCTGTGAATCCAACTCCCGACCGACAAGTCTTTATGGCGCGTCGCTTTCTAACCACGGAAGATGAGTGTGGTGGATGGTGCTTATTAGCGGGATTCGATCCGACGATGTTTACGGAACGAATGCAAGCGAAGTTTGAGTGGTAAATGAGACGCTCTGCCCAAGAAGCCCTCGCTGAAGAAGTCGCCAAATGCTATCACGACCCCCTCAGGTTTGTGCAGATGATGTATCCCTGGCGGGAACCGGGACACCTTCAGCCCTATGATGGACCCGATGTCTGGCAGCGGGAGTTCCTGATCCGTCTGGGTGAATCCGTTAAACAGCGCGGGTTTACCGGATTAAAACCGGTCGCCCCCATCAGGATGGGCGTCAGTTCCGGGCATGGGATTGGGAAATCCACCATGGTGGCATGGATTGTCAACTGGATTATGTCCACCCGTCCCCATGCCAAAGGGACGATTACTGCCAATACTTTTACACAGCTCCGGGACAAGAGTTGGGCGTCGATTCAGCGGTGGACTCAGCTCTGCCTGACAGGTGATTGGTTTACGGTCACGAGTGATCGGATGTATCACAATGGACATAAAGCGAGCTGGTTCTGTTCCGCCCAAAGCTGCAAGGAAGAAAATTCCGAAGCCTTTTCCGGCCAGCACGCCGCCGATTCGACCTCGTTCTATGTGGTGGACGAGAGCAGCGCGGTCCCGGACAAGATTTTCGAGGTCGCGGAAGGGGGCTTAACGGACGGCGAACCGATGATGTTTGTCTTTGGCAATCCTACGCGATCCACCGGCGCGTTTCATCGCATCTGCTTTGGATCACTGCGGAAGCGGTGGAATAGTGTGCAGATTGACAGTCGGGAATGCCGCTTTACGAATAAAGATCAACTGAAAGAATGGGCAGAGGATTACGGTGAGGACTCCGACTTTTATCGTGTACGGGTCCGGGGGCTTCCTCCATCCGCGTCCGATCTCCAGTTTATCAGCAGTGAAATTGTGTATAATGCCCAGCGACGTGATGCGTTAAGTCTTCGTGATGAGCCTTTAGTCTGCGGCCTGGATGTCGCACGCGGTGGGAATGATCAGTCCGTCTTTCGATTTCGGTGTGGACAGGATGCGAGGAGCATTACACCCATTCGGTTAACCGGAGAAGATACGCGGGATTCGATGCGGCTCGTCACATTGGCGGCGGATGTGCTGGATCGGGATTTTGAGGGCAAACGGATTGGGACGATGTTCGTCGATGGCACCGGGATCGGTGGACCGATTGTCGACCGACTCCGTCAGTTAGGTCACAAGAATGTGGTGGAAGTGCAATTTGGCGCAAAAAGTCCTTCGACAAAGTTCGCAAATATGCGAAGTTATATGTGGGGGAAGTGTCGGGATTGGCTGGCACGCGGTGCGATTGATAAAATGCCCCGCCTGGAATACGATTTGACCGGACCTGGGTACAAGCACGATGGAAAAGATCGGGTCATGCTAGAATCGAAAGAGCAGATGAAAGGGCGCGGGATTGATTCGCCGGACGATGGGGATGCCCTGGCGCTCACCTTTGCCGCCGCTACCGTTTTACGTCATGTACCATTTATCAAGAATCGAGCGAGAAATTCGTCTGGCTGGCGTAGTTGGATGAGTCAATAATTATGTCACCTATTATGAATGAACGGAGTCGAGAGTTTTTTAATACGGCGTTAGATCAGTGGCGTAGTGCAGATACGGCTGAATCGGTGCAGCGTGAGGAAGGCGAAAAAGACTTGCGCTTCCTCAATCTCGAACAGTGGGATCCACAGGACGAACGGGATCGGGGCGACCGCCCGACGCTGGTTATTGACCAGATTGGCGAACCCTTTCGGCAGTTAATTGGACGGCAACGAGCAGCCAAGCCAAGTCTGTTAACCGTACCGGTCGATTCTGGAGCGGATATTGATACCGCCGATGTCTATCAGGGATTGATTCGCCATATTGAAAATAAAGGTCATGCGAAATCAGCACGGGATGAGGCATTTAAATCAGCGGTCGCTGTTGGGTTTGGGTATTACCGGATTGTCACGAACTATGAGAATGAAGGTGATACGAATGCGCCAGAAGATTCGCTGTTTGATCAGAGTATTCGATATCAGCCGATTGAAAATTCTATGTCGGTTTTTCGAGATCCTTCGTGTCCTATCCATGAGCCTGAGAAGTGTCGGTTTGTCTTTATTGTCGAAGACATTCCGAAATCAGAGTTTGAAAGACGCTATCCTGGTGCGATTTCGACCAGCGAGTCCGCCTTTCAGTCAACTGGGTTATCGATGCCAGAATGGTATCCTGAAGATTCGGTTCGGATTGCTGATTATTTTTATGTGGATGTGACAGAGGGACCTGAGGTGTTGTTAGTTCGTGATAGTGCTAGTGGGCAAGAATATACGGTGCCTGCAGATCGACTGCCTGAAGGGGTTGAAGTAGTGCAGCGTCGTCGGTTAGAGCAACGAACTGTCAAATTAGCCAAGATTAGTGGGGCGGAAATTCTCGAAGGGAATAAGAATAAAACGGCAGGTCGAGATTGGCCGGGACGGTATATTCCTGTTATCCCTATTTATGGTGAATCGTTAGTCGTTGATGGAAAACGGACCTTACGCGGGATTGTCCGAGCCGCCCGTGATCCACAGCGGATGTATAACTATCAGAACTCCGAACTCGTCTATGAACTGGCGCTCAGTCCGAAATCCAAGGTGCTGGCCACTGTTGAGTCAATTGAGGGACTGGAAGAGATGTGGAAAGAAGCGGCACGGATGCCATTTCCGGCGCTGCTCACCAAAGCCTTTGATGCAGAAGGACGAGCGTTGCCCTCACCTTCGGTTGCTCAATTTACTGATCCGAACAAGATTCAGGCACTCGTTGTCGCTATTAATCAGCATAAGTCCGATCTCCGGACCACGACGGGCTGGTATGACGCCACGGATCCCAATCGACGGGGCGCGGATCAGAGCGGTAAGGCGATTCTAGCGCGGAAAGAATCCCAGGCCGAAGGGAATACGAATTATCATGAAAATTTTGGGGAAGCATTGATCTATGAAGGGTTGATTCTCCTCGATTTAATTCCCAAGATTTATACCCGTCCTGGTCGCGTGTTGCGGTTAGCCGGTTTAGAAGATGATCGAGACTCGACCATGGCGACGATGGGACAGCCGTATCAGGGTGAGAATGGTGTGCAGAGGATTTATGAGTGGGGAGCGGGACAGTATGATGTGGCAGTCACCGTAGGAGCCAGTTATACCACCCGACGTCAGGAAGCGGCCGCCTGGCAATTTGATCTGATGAAAGTCCTTCCGCCACAGATGGCTGCAGCAATGGCTCCGATTGCGGTGAAGAATATTGATGGACCGGGTGTGCAGGAAATCTCAAAGCGTTTAAATCAGACATTACCGCCGCAATTACAGGGGGGTAAAGACCAGGATCAAATTCCTCCGCAGGTCAAACAGCAATTAGAGCAGTCGCAGCAGATGATTCAGCAGCTCACCGGACGGTTAAAGGAGTTGGATCAAAAGATTGAAATGGATGAGGTGAAGGCCCAGAAAGATCTCGCCCGAACACGCGAGTCCGATGAGACGAAGGAGCGGATTGCACGGATTCAGGCGGAAGCGACCATTACTGGGACCCGTACGGATTTGATTAAAGAGTTATTGAAGATTGATGCAGAAGGATCGAAACTGTTAGCCCAGGAAGAGACGAAGCGGCTTCTTAAGTTCGCTGATTTAGAAGTGGCTTCCCAGATGCCTCCTCCTAAGCAAGCGTCTGGACCTCCGACATCGGGACCAGGAGGACCTCCACCTATGGGTCCACCAGGAGCACCCCCAGGACCACCAGGAATGATGCCTCCGGGACCACCTCCACCGGGACCTCCAATGGGACCAGAGGG